GTTTGGGCGGAACACTTGCACAAGAATTTGTACAACGTTCTAATCCTGTATTTGTAACACAAGTAGATATTGACGATAATGATGGTTTGTTAATAGGACCTAATAACGAAGTATTATTAAAAGTTGGCGGCGGCGAAGCAATATTAGAATCTACTATTACTGGCGCCAAAATGAATTTTAAAGTTAAAGACACAGGCGGAAGCACTGTTACTCCTTTAACACTTACTGAAAACGGTTTAATACCAATATCAGACAACACATACAATATTGGTAGCGCAAGTTTGCGTTGGGGCGAATTGCATGTTGCTAACTTACGAGGTGTTTCCGATAAGGCAGACAGTTTGTTAAGTGACGGCACTTATAGAATTGCTACTAAAACTAATACAAATGATGCTATAGTTACACGTGACAGTGTAGGAGATATATTTGCTACATCATTCCGTGGTACACATCTTATTAATTCAACAGATGTAAACGCTGCTGTTACAGGTAAAGTTACAAAATCAGAAGGTTTGTTAATTGAAGGAACTGATACATTTGTTCCTGCTACTACATCATCAGTAGCAAATAGAGTTGTAGTACGTGACGGATCGGGCCAAGTTTTTGCAGATCAATTTAACGGATTAGCAACAAGAGCTGCTACACTACGTGTTCCTACCGGAGTACCAGACCAATATGAACATAGATCTGCCGCAGTTGCAGACTTAGCAGGCGCACCTAATACTGTAGCAGTTAGAGATAGTAATGGCAAATTATATGCTACGGAATTTGTAGGATCATTTAACGGACAATCAACTACAGCCGCAAAATGGACTACACCTAGAACAATTACAGTAGACGGCGATGCCAGCGGAAGTGTTACAATAGATGGCTCGCAAGATGCTACACTAACAATTGAAGTTGGGGCTAATCAAGTTGCGCTAGGAACAGACACTACTGGTAATTACGTAAACGGAATTAGCGTTTACAATAACGATCCGTATATGAACATTTATGTTAATACTGATTTAGATGGTGCAGCAAGAGAAAATGCACTTGTACAGTTAGGTATCGATGCTGATACAGCCAAACGTGCTAATACACTTGTAGCACGTGATGTTAATAACAAAATTATGGTTGGAGAAATTGACGCAGACGGTCCGATTACTGCTCAAGACATCGATGGAGACACTATTACTGCAAGTACTAGACTTGTAGGACATGTTAATCAGTCGGGCACTTCAAACGATGGTTGGTTTGACAACCTTACAGTTGGTACAATAAATGCAACAAACATCAACTTTGGTGCATCAGCAGTACAACCAATTGCAAATGGTGGTACAGGTGCTACTACAGCGTCGGCTGCTCGAACAAATTTAGATATTTACAGTAAAGCTGAAGTAGACTCAGAAATTAGCGGATTAAGCAGTCAAATTTCAGGCATTAGTTCAGATAGAATTGTTAACGGTACTAGTAGAGTATTAGTTACTGAAGATTCAGATATTAGTTTCCGCAGAAATGGTCAAGACATTGCTAGTGTAACTTCTAATGGCATAGAACTAGGAGCAGGATACAAATTTGTTGGTACTGCTACAGAAGCTGAATACGCTGACTTGGCAGAAAAGTATACAACAGAAGAAGAACTACCAAACGGAACTGTTGTTGCAGTAGGCAGAATGCCAGGACACGAAGTTGATCCGGCAAATAGAGGTGACGTAGCAATTGGTGTTGTATCTACTGATCCTGCACTAATGATGAACAGCAAAGCAGAAGGACAATATATTGGTCTAAAAGGACGCTTACCAGTGCGTGTAGTTGGTGCTGTTAGAAAAGGCGATGCAGTTTATGTTGATGATAACGGTTGTGCAAGCACAGCAATTAATGGCGGCTCAATAGTAGGAATAGCACTAGAAACAAATAGTGTAGAAGAAGAAAAACTAGTTGAGTGTGTACTTAAAGTATAAAATTAAATTAAATAGAGAATAAAAAAGGCGCCTTAGAGCGCCTTTTTTTGTATCTTATTATCTTATTAGTGTAATGCTACGTATGTTTGAGCACCGCCTGTGCCTGCACCAGTACATACTTCTAGTTTAGCGTTAGTAGTATTAAAAACAACCATACCTACTTCGTTATCAAGTGCGTCTACTTCTGCTTGACTAAAACTAGGAAATTTTACAGGAGTACCAAAGTCTGCCTTATCGTTGTCGATTATAGAAGTAATTGTTGGAGGATTGCCTGGAGAAGTAAATACACCAACGTTAATGGAGTCAGTTGATGTTATAGCGCCTAGCGCATCTACTGTTTTAATTGCAGTAAGTGTTTCACGTGCAATAAGTGTTTCGTTAAATTCTACACCTGAATTAAAAAATACAGGAGAAAGTCCACCTAGTTGTGCATATACATTGTTTAAATAAATGTCGGTTGGATTTCTTAACGATCCGTTTACAAGTAAGTTGTTTTCAATTGTTACATCACTACTTGCAACGACCGCAGGAGTAATAGTAATTGCACTTGAATCGTCGCTATCAATTAGTGTAGTAAATATATTACCTGTAACATTACCTGTAACATTACCTGTTACATCGCCGGTCAAGTTACCAGTAAATGATTTATTAACAGCATCAACCATTGGAGTTGAATCGTCGGCAAATACTGATCCAGTGATATCACCGTCAAATGTTCCTGTTGCTGTGATAGCACCTGTAAATGTTCCAGTATGATTACCAGCAGCATTACCTGTTAGGTTGCCTGTAACATTACCAGTTACATTACCTGAAATTGTTCCAGTAGCAGTTACATTTAATACAGAAAGTTCAGCTGCTGTTGGACCTGTGTTTGGACTAAGAACACTTGCTCCGCCACTGCCTTTAACATCGCCAGTTAAGTCACCAGTTACGTTACCAGTTAAGTCACCAGTTACGTTACCTGTTAAGTTTCCAGCTAAGGTGTTGTTAACAGCATCTATAATAGGAGTACTATCGTCACCAAATATTGAACCTTTTACATCGCCGGTGTGATAACCTTGTGTATCACCTGTAACATCGCCAACTACTGGACCGGTATGCGTTCCTGCTGTATCGCCAGTTACGTCACCTGTTAAGTTACCAGTAAATGTATTAGCACTTACATCGACCATTACAGTTGAATTGTCTGCTACTATATCACCGTTTAATGATACAGCGTCAACTTGTCCGTTTACTACTAATCCAGTAAAGTAACCGTTACGCCATCTTGCTGACATGCCGCCGATGTCATATGTAGAATCTGCTTGAGGAGTTAATGTGCTTGTTATTTTTGCAGTAAAGTCTACAGTATCAGCATCTGCATCGTCGCCAATATTAATATTTCCGGTAGCAGTAATTGTACCGTCTATATTAATATTTCCTGTGCCAACAATGTTGTTGCCGTTTAGGTCTAAATTTTGTTGTAAATCTAATGTTGAATTGATTGTATCAGCGGTAATATATGTGCCAAGCACTGCACCTGCGTTGTCTGTAAGTTTGACACCGCCCGCCGTTGATCCGTCACCAATAAACAGAGCATCTGTATCGGTTACATATATTAATTCGCCTTCTGCAAATACAACTCCACCGCCTGCGGTACGTTCAGCTTCGGTGCCACGTCTTATTTGTAAAGCCATTCGTTAAACTCCTGATAACATATTATAATTTGTTACAAGTATTTATCCGATTGAACGGAATAGCTTATCTTCTTAGTTTGAGGAATTTTTTTGTACGTGTAGTGATATCACGCTTGACTTTTTCTGTATTAAGCCTAAAATCAACGTTTTGTATATGATCTTGATATTGTTCGAATAGTTCGTCTAGGGATTTTTCTAAATCTTCTACTTTATTCTTTTGAGTGTTTATGTCTATGTCCCATACTTTGCCATCAGTAAATTGTACCCTAACAGAGTCGAGGTATTCTAGTGGAACAACGTCTATTTCCACATCGTCGAATACCTCGGGCCAATGACTAATTACTTCTTTGGGGAGCTTTTTACTGGGCTTCTTTGGCACTTGTCTTAGTCTTTTTCTTAGTTGGAGCAAGCTCTTCGGCTTGTTCTCTAAGACGCTTTGCCTCTTTAAACATTGCATCTGCTTGTGAGCGATATTGTGCAGCCAAATCCTCGTCGCTAAGTACGCCATCTACATTAGTAGTTGCATAATCGCCTACTGGATCAGCAGTTGTAGTTTCGGTATTAGGTTGTACTGTCTCGCCATTTGGGCCTTTTAGTGCTAAGTCTGCTACAGTAACACCTTTTTGTTCTGCAAGCATTTTGTTTAGCTCTGCAAGATTAATAGAACTTTTAGTGTCAGGTGTCATTTCAATGGTATCAGTTTTTACCTTAGTAATTTTACCATATTTTTGCATACCTGCAAGCATATTTAAGCCATCACTTAAAGTAGTACGTGCCATTGCCTCTGCAAATTCATATGCGTTTTGACCTGCATTTGACTCTAAGCATTTCATAACATCGTCGTGTTGTGCTGCATCTAGAGCTTGTGTAGGAATAACTAAACAGTAATCTGGATCTCCAGGAATTACTCTGTATGCTACTATTACTTTTTTACCAGTTGCCGCAGAGCGGCCTACGTGTTTTAGAGCCATAATTTACTCTCCTTTAGGTTCTTCCTTTGGTTCTTGTTGTGCGGCTACTGCACCTAAGAAAGATTCTAATTTGTTGTATGTTGTACCTACAACAGCCATTTCGTTTGCTTTAAATGCACCACGAGAGCTTGCTACATCGATAATCTGCTTGATAGCAGTTAAGTCTTGTACAGTAAGCTCAGCCGCTGCCGGCGCTTGAGTTGTTGCTTCTGCTTCTGGAGCAGTTGCTTTAGTTTTTTCATCAGCCATAAGTTTTCTCCTTGTGTAATATTATATATGCGTACTTAATTATTTGTACTTTAAAAGTGGACAGGCTAACATGAAATAACTCATTTCTTTTGAGTCTTCAAAGCCCACTTTCATTAGTGTTTCAACCTTATTAGTTTGTGGTAAAACATCAACTGTTTTACCTACAAAATACCTTCCTTTTAAGTTCCTTACTATCCATTTATTTAATGAATCTTCAAGGTTGTATGTGTAAGGAATGGATATGTATTCGAAATGTGGTACAACAACATTAGACTTTCGCACCTCGAATAAATTTAAAGGATTAGGTTCTTTTAGTTTATGCGGCACTTGCTTCCTCGTAGCGTACAGTAGTACCAAACGGTGCTTGTACATTTTTATCATGATGCGAATGAATTAGGAATACTGTATCACAGTAATCTTCATCACCCCAGCTATCCCATGCATAGCCATCTGTAAACATAATGAACTTCTTAGGAACATATCCTGTTTCTTTCATATATTCCCAATTCGCCATAAAGTCGGTGCCACCGCCACCCATAATTTCGTAGTCTAGCAAGTCTTCTCCGCCGTCTGCTGTAAAGTCTTGTTCGTTGTATACCTTAGTATCAAAACACCAAACTTTAATATTATAGTCGGCATACTGATCCATAATGCCTTTTACTTCGCCTAAGAAGTCAGCTGCCTGTGCATTGCCAATTGACCCTGACATGTCAAGTGCTACTGCAATGTCAATTGTTTCATCAAAATTTTGTCCTGGAAGTATAGCACCTGTGTGCCAGCTCTTACGATTAGGACGTCCAAACGTAAAGTCGTTTTTAATAGTTGACTGAATTTGTTGCTGTAGAATTTCACGCCAGTTCATTTTAGGCTCTGTTAACTCTTTAATCATTCGAGCAATTTCACCTGGTGTATTACCAGCACCTGCTGCCTGTGCCGCAGTCATCATGCCTTCTTTAATTTCGTCTCGAATCTTTTTAAGTTCTTCTTTAGAATAGTTAGGACGTTTTTTGCTTACATTATTGCCGTTTGCATCTTTTTCTTCTTCACCTTCATCGCCACTGCCGTCACCGTCGTCAAGGTGTTCGTCTAACATTTCGCCTTCTTGATCTAATTGATCCAAAAGCTCTTGAAGTTCTTTGCCTGCTTTTTTAGCATCTTCAAACAACTTATCATAAATTTCTTCTGAAGTATCTGCTTCGTACTGGAAGTCCTGAAAACAATCTACAATGCTAGGAACTGCACCAATTCGATCACGTACTAGTAAATTGTTTACTTTGTAATCTGCGGCAATGTTATACAGCATAGGATTGCGATCTTCTCGACGTCCTAAGTGATCAAACACCATGTGCAAAATTTCGTGCGCAACAACAAACTCAATTTCTTTATTGTTCATAGCATTAAAGAATTGAGTATTATAGTAAAGATTGCGTCCGTCTACTGCGGCAGTAGGCAACCAATCATCTGCTGCCAAAATGCGCAAACGTGTAGCCATATTACCAAAGAAAGGATGACGCAATAGCAAACCTACTCGTGCAACAATAATGCGATCGTATACTTCTACACGCATTTCTTCTAATTGTTCGGGGGTAATATTAGGATCTGGAGCCCAATTTTTAAGTTTGCTTGCTGTCTTTTTTGCGTCTGCCATTTGCCCTACTCTCTTTGCTAGTTTCTATACATATAGTATACTACTATTTAACGGGTCTGTCAAGAAAAAATGGGCGTTTTGAATGGGACGCCCAAACCCAACACACCATTAAGACTGTTGAGCAGCCTTAATATATTTTCCATACTTGTCATGGAATTCATCAAAGCATTCCACTTCGTCTGGATCAATGGGCAATGCATACTGAGTAAGTGCAACTTTAACACCCATTACAACTAGCTCAGTTTCAAAGTTATCCATTGCAAAGCGTAGGAAGTTATTAACCATGTCGTCAAACTTTTTGTCGTTTGCGTCCGACGCTTCTTTTAGTTCGTAGCAAAGTGAAACAGTTAAGGAATACATTGCACTGATTTCAGTCTGTTTCAACTCTTTAACCTTACCTGACAAAATGTCACTTGGGTTAGGCATAGATGCCGCTACTTTACGGTGTGCCATAAACTTAATAGCAAGTCCTTCACCAATCGAACCTGATACCAAATCAGTAGTAGTTTCTGTATCAAGTTCGTCTTCTAATAGTTCGCTTACAAAGGTCCATGAACGAGGCGTTGCAAACGAACGACTAGGCGACTTAGGATCAAAGTCGTACAAGTCTTTCTTGCTAAACTGTAGGAAACCTACAACGTCTTTGTGAATATTGTTATGTACTGCCCACTCAAACCAGTCATCAAACGATACAGCAAGTTCTAAGTGTACAAAGCGGTTAGCCAACGGAGCAGGCATACGATAAGTAACGCCTTTGTCAGCATCTCGGTTACCAGCCGCAACAATCATTACGTTGTCTGGTAGTTTATACTGTCCTACACGACGGTTAAGAATCAGCTGGTATGCTGCCGCTTGTACTGCTGGCGCTGCCGAGTTCATCTCGTCTAAGAATAAAACAATATTGTCGTATTGCGCCGCAAACTCTTCTGAAGGAAGTTCACTTGGAGCACCCCATACCATAGTACCGGAGTTGCTGTCAAAGTATGGAATACCTTTAATGTCTGTAGGTTCCCAAAGCGACAATCGAATGTCAATTAGATGTGAATTTGGAAGATTGTTAGTAATCTGTTCGACCACTTCAGACTTACCAATGCCCGGAGGTCCCCAAAGGAAGATCGGACGCTTTTTCTTCATAGCATGTGTGATGCTAGTTTTTGCCTTGTTTGGGCTTGTTGTGCGAATTGCTACATTTTCCATTTCGTATTCCTCATATATCATAAATCAGTGCGTAAGTTATTTCTAACTATGTATATATAATACGCTCAGTTGAGATGAAAGTCAACCTTTTTTGGAGTTTTTATTCAGATTTTTCTTGGCGATTCATGGCTTTGGTTAAGCCGTATTTGCGTAAGTCTCCGCTAAAAAGATGCAATTCCATTGCTTTCTTTTCGCTAGTTACGTGTATTGCTCGATTGGTAAGGTAGTAAGGACAATCGATAAACTTGTCTAAAAAGATAATAACCTGTGTAGTTATAGGCATATCTTTAGGAAACGGTACTTCGTATGTTGCTAGTTCGATTTCAGTCAGAATATCAAAGCCTTCGTCTGTTAAACGAAGTCCACCGTTCTCTCTAGTATTTTTCCACCATAACGGAAAAAACTCTTTCACTGTAATATCGTTTGAAGTCTTTCCTAATTGGTTTAAAAATATCTTAGTATATGTTTCTTTCCAGTTCATTCTTCTGTTTCTAATTCACCTGCTGTTAACTTATATACCGCAAATTCGTCTGTATTAAACATGTCGTTTAATTTAGATGCTAAGTTATGTGCGTGTCCGGGATTAGAGAAAGAAACTTTTTTATATTTAGGTCCGGGATAGTTTGTAATAGAGTTTAAGCTCTTTAGATTAAAAGGCTTGCCGTTGAAAAACACTGCCCAAATAGCTTCAGCGTCTAGAACTTGCTCTGCCCTGTATGTTTTTTTATCTATATGCTCTAGCAATACGGTTGGTTTTGGCCTACTCATATGCGTACTCCTTAATTATATACGCATATATTTATCTCTTTTGAAGTTATCTACGTAGTTTATTTCCAGTTACTTCCACCGTCTAACTGTACTTCTACAGTTCCGCCACCGGAGTTTTCCTTTACGTATCTTTCGAGATCGCCTTCTAATCTAGCCATCACAGTTCCTAGTGTGTAGGCTAAGTTTTTTGCTTGTGTAATGCTTAATTTAACTTCTTTAGAATTACTTAAATCGGCATTTTTAACTTGTTGTATAAACTGCTGTATAGGAGCAGTATTTAATGGATCATTTTGCATTTGCTTTACTCAATGCTGTACGCATTTCTATATCAGTTTTAAACGGACCTTTAGTTTCGTAACGTTCAACTGTAATTAATTTAGGACAAAAACTTTTAACCCAGCCCTTGTCAAAATGTATAATATAATATCCTGCACAATATAAACTTTTAGATTTTTTACTTTTAGTAAACAATGGAAGTTTACGTTGTACATCTAATAGAGGATTGTAAGGAACAGTGCTTGTTGAATAACCGTAAACTTCTTTATCTGTTATCACATTATCTTCTTGAGCAGGAACTTCATTGATCATAACACCTTTGCCAAATGTTTTCTTTAATGCACGTTCGCTGTCAAAATACTTTGTTCCATTAGGACCACTAAACATAAATTTATCTTCAGAAATACTTAGTGTACCTACTCTTACACCTTCATCCTCTAGTATCCAGAATTTATCTTTTAGTATGGTTTTTGTTTTAATCATTTAGGATACCTCGCTTGTAATGGTTGTGCAAAGGATGCTGCCTGGTCTGCAATACGTTGCATATCCCATTTAGCACAGAACTTCATAAGACGCATACCAACTTGTGATATGTCTTTAGGTTCTACTTCTGCAATAGTAGTATTAATTATCTCTCTAATTTCCTCTGGCTGTGCAGTTAAGTCACATAATGTTACATTGCGATTGTAATCGTCTAGCACACGATGTTCTACACCTTCATGATCGACCCAACGCTGTAACATCATATTGTTCCAGTTATAGCCTTTTGTGCTCTTATCTTCAAATGCTTCAATTAGTCCAACTTTGTTCTTAGTGCCTTTCTTACGCACACCAGGATATGCACTGAATACATTATCACTCGTGTCGCCACGCATACACTTTTCAAACAACATAAACGCAGGATCAGGTGCAGGCTTTGCTTCTTTAGTTTTCTTGTCAATTACAGGAGAACCTTTGTCGTCAAAGTAACCTTCGTGTGTAATTGTAGTGTTGCTAACGCCGTTGTACTGCTTTACATTAGGAGCAATCAACTGTGCAAAGTCGCCGTCAGTTGAAATAATAATATGATTGTCATCAGGGTGTGCTTGTACCCAACCTGCAATCAAATCATCTGCTTCTAGTTGCGGATGACGCATCATAGTACAGTTAGTTTTTGTACCAATGAAGTCTTTAAACTCGTCAAAGATTTCCCAAAACAATGTATCTTCTTCTTGCTGTGTAGGAGTCATCGCATCACGTGTTTCTTGTCTATTACGTTTGTAAGGTTCGTAATAGTCTTTACGCCAACTGCGTCCTTCTAAACAAAATACAACATGATCTGCATCAAAGTCGGTCCATGCCTTTTTAACACTATTAAGTGTAATGTGTAGAGCCATACCTAATTTAGTGTCTACATCACCGCGTACTACGTGACGAGCTCTAAAGAAAGTGTTTGCTGTGTCTACTAAAATATAGGTACTCATTTGTCCTCACATACATAAGTCTTCATACATACTACTATACTGTCTATGCTGACTCTTGTCAAGTGTAAATACAGGAATATATCCGAATAGTTTTTTCAATATCATGATACTTCTGCCTTACCTTTGTCAATAGGTGTAATATTAATATAACCTGCGCCTCTATCAGTAGGATCAATACCTTCTTCTTGTAACATGTTATAAACAATATCACGGAACCAACGATCTACAATTTCTTCTTCTAGATCGCCTTCTTCACCGTAACCTGCTTTTTTAAGATCCTTAATAAAGTATTTGTTCCAATCGAGTTCAAAGAAGCCGTTGCGTACATTGTCTTGATTTACTTTTACGTCAAGCACACTAACCCAAGGCTCCTTGCGGCGTGTAGCATATTCTTTTGGATCTTTCTTTTTAAGAAGTTCCATTTCTTCAGACTCTACACGTGCCTTTTCTTCAGCAATACGTGCTTCTTCCTTATCAAGTCCTGTTAGTTTTTTTAAGAACTGTTTCATAGTCCTGCCTCCCTTGCACGAACTTCTGGAGTATCAAGTTTTTTCTTCATAGCTCGTTCGTGTTGTTCGTTAATAAATTCGTCTGCATCAAAGGCATTCTCAAGTCCCCCACGCATTTCCAAAGAGTCCGATGTGCATTCTTGGCGAGAAACGCCATCCTTGCTCCATACAGAGCTCAGCCACTTGACGCTCGTTGAGTATGTATTCTTCACTGCGTCCGCCCAAAGGCATAAGGTAGACTGGACATTCCACCCCGGCACTCCTGTAATCGTGAACAGCTCGATGAACTTCTTCGACATCGTCTTGATCGGCAACCACAAACTTAAGATACATGTCACTGTTGCGAGTAGTGTAGTACTGACTAGCAATATTAGGCTTAATAGCAGTATCTCTAGGTTCTCCCGAAACAGTAAGTTTGGGCGAACAAGAGAACGTGAACTGAATACGATCTTGATTTTCGATGTAATTTCTAAAATCGTCGTATAAAGATTGTGTTGTGTTTGTTTCAATAGTGACATGTTTTAAATCTCCCATCTTTGGATGTTCAAATAATTCAACGTAGAGCTTTTGCCATGCCAGCAACGGCTCACCACCTGTTAGGATAAAGTGAACATCTTGTCCGTTATCCATACTCCACTTTCCTTCAGGAAGTAAACTAATGATATGTTCTACTACTTCGTCTACTTCTGCTAGTTTGTTAAAGTCTTTAAATTCAGGATAGATACTTGCATATGTATCACAACCTGTATGAATAATAGGCAAGTCTTCAAACTTTGCTGTAGTCTTGTGAACATCTGTAGCAATTAAGTTTGCTACCTCTGGATTGTATTTAATACCTGCCTTTTGTTTTTCATCACGCATGGGCTCATTTTTGCCCAAACCGAAGTTCATACAACGAAAGTTGCAACCAAATGTTCTTAAAAATAAACTAGGGACTCCGACAAACTTGCCTTCGCCTTGTACGCTATAAAACGCTTCTGAATATCGTAACTTCATATTAACACGCAAATTCTTGTTGTAGTTTAATGTTGTCAAAGAACTCTTTCTTAGTACCTGGGTCATCTTTAAATGCTCCACGTAGAACAGTTGTTTGTGTTAGGCTACTATGTGCCATAATGCCGCGATTCTCACAACATCCGTGTGTTGCTTGAATGTAAACACCTAAATGTTCTGCACCTGTTGCTTTTGCAATTTCACGTGCAATATCATTTGCAAGTTCTTCTTGCAGTGTACCACGTCTAGCACACCATTGTGCGATACGTGTATATTTGCTAAGTCCGATTAGTTTCTCACTAGCAATAATACCAATGTATGCAGTACCTGCTACTGGCTGGTGATGGTGCGAACACATGCTTTTTAGTTCTGAACGAACTACTAGCATACCTTCGTAACGTTCGTCGCTATCGTTAGGGAATGCCGTTGCACTTGGAATAGGATCATAACGTCCTGCCATAATCTCATTGAAGTACATTTTAGCAAGACGTCTTGCTGTGCCTTTTGAGTTAGGATCGTTATGTCGATCAATTACTAGTGCATCTAGTACTTGTTCAAATGCTTCTGTTGCGCCATCGATAAGTTCTTCCTTATCGCCTTTCTGTAGGACTTGTGAAATATTATCACCAGCCCAATATCGCAAGCCTGCGTCTTCTAGCTTGCTTTTAATTTGTAATGCTTTACTCATTTTCATTTTATCTCCGATGTTGAGGCAGAGGATTGCCGTGTATACTACATAATATTATACATAGTATACACTTATTTAGGT